TCTTCGCTAATCTCTTTTACTTGATTAACTTTTTCTCGCATAAAAAAGCCAAAGCCACCCATTACGATGGATAAAACTGCAGACCAAATAAGATGTGCATCCATTAACATTTCCATCTTGCTAAAGCCGCCGCCTTGCGGGTAGGCTTTCCCTTTTCATCTTTCATTGGCCCCGGCATACCAGACATCCGAGCGCAAAAAGACTTCTTGCGTGGACCGCCTTGGGGCTGGGGAGCTTTGAGATTACTGCCTGTAGCGGCATTGTATTTAGCACGGCCTTTTGCAGTTAAACCGGCACCTTTGGACACAGGCAATTTCTCGCCTCTTCCAACCGATAGAACGGGGCCTTTTTTCTTAGCCATAGAACACTTCAATACCTACAACAGTTCCTACACTGGTTGTTAGATACAGTCCTGTAGTTGCCAAAATACCTTCACCGGGTATTGTGATATTGAAATTTACTGGGGTAGAAACGCTGGCAATATCCATTGTAAACAACACGGAAGCAGTGGCGCTGCCATCACGAATTTCAAATGTAGCTGCAGTAGTTACTTTTGGGCTTACCACAATACCCTTAAGGCGCGTACGCCCCGCTACAAAAGAACCTGCGGCACTTAAATGCGCCGCTTTAACATCAGTTTGCATCATAATTAATCTCCTGTTATGAGGGGGCCGAAGCCCCCATGATTAATTACTGTTGTGAAGCTGGTTGTGAGCTATTGCCGCTGGAGTCTTTAACAGCGTATTGCACAGTAATTTGTGCAGCACCGCCGCTGGCAGTTCCCGCGCAAGCGTAGATGACTTGCAAAATCAAGTCGGTTGTACCTACGTTCAGGATGGTAGCGATGTTCGTACCAGACAGAGTGGTAGTTGCACGGCCTACAGCCAAAGGAGTAGTAGTTGCGCCACCGACGGTAGCTAAAGTTACAGCGCCGGAAGTCTGAATGGTGATGGTGTTGCCAGTTGAACCGGCAAATGCTGTGGTGATATCGCAGAAAATGTTGGTGATCTGAGCGCCAGCAGGGATGACTGCAAAGGTAGTAGCAGTCGTGGTACTAACCGTCATTGTTCCCGTTTGGGTGACTTGGGTAGTACCAGTGTTTTGAATTGTTCCGGCAGTAGTGCCAGTAGTGTTTTTAACAGTACCCAATAACCAAGGGCCTAAGTGAGTTGCGAATCCCATGAGGATCTCCTATACATGCGTTATGGCGTATCAATCTGCATGAGGTCAGCCGAGCCTGTTTGATACACCGATGAATCTCGGTTGGCTTAAATATACACGAAAATAGAAAAAAGAAAAGGGGGCTTGTGACCCCCTTCTCTGTTTTTATTAAGACGATCCGGGTGAACCGAACATTCCTAATGGGTCAGACCAGCCGAAGCTATAACGCTCGCGGGACTTGTAACGGACGTTACCGGTGTCGAAATCGCCGTCCATGCTGTTACTCAAAGGAGTACGCACGAAGTGCTTCATACCGTTAGGTACGTCAGTGGTCAAATACCAGCCATTTGTATCGGTCAAGAAGTGGTTCTGTGTATATCCTTCTGGGATAGAACCATTGTTCTTCAAGGCATTGATATCGTTATCGGTTGTGCCGACGCGCAAGCTAGTCTCTAAGAGACGAGTTGCAACGAACTGCAATGCTGGAGGAACAATTAACTTGCACGGTTTAGCTGCGATCAATAGACCACGCTCATCTGTCCAAGCTGCGATTTGAATAACTGCGTTTTCCAACGAAGTTTCATTCAAGTCAGCTGCTGTAGCTGGGCGATTACTATTAGTGCCGCCACCAGTCAAAGGATGAGCAGTGCTGAACAAAGCAACGCCGTCGCCACCGACATAAGCCGAGGAGAAACCGTTGTTAATAACAGCAGCAGCTTTAACCTGCTTGGTGTAAGCCATAGCACGGGCCAGACCCTTGGTATAACGAGCAGACAATGAGTCATACAAGTTATCTTCAATTGCTTCTTCAGTTAAGGAGAAGCCAAGAGCGATGGTTTCGTGGTTGTAGCGAGCAGTCCATGCTTCTTGTGCATTGTCATAAGCGATGGCAGAGCCCTCGTTCTTGACTGGTGCGGCAGAGAAGCCTGACAGTTTTGTCTCTTCTTCAAAGCTACGCTCAGAAGTTTCTGTTTCGTAGATCTCTTTATGCTCTTCGCCGTAACGTGCATACTCAAGACCGAACAAAGCATTAAGACCCGGAAGGAGTTCCTTCAGTAGTTGTGCGCGTGAAATAGCCATGATTTATGCTCCTTATGCGCCAGTGGCAGAATAGTAACCATGTAAACCTTGGTTTAACTTAACCAAGATTTCAGGATACTGGGTGAACACAAGCGTAGAACTTGAGGCAAATGCAGTTGCTGGCGCTTGGTCTAGTACAAACGATGTTGCACCAGCGGAGGCGGCAGTAGCTACAAAAGAATTACCGGCAATAAATTGACCGTTAGCAGCAAGCGAACCGACGTCTGTACCAACAGGCAATGCAAAAGGCAAAGCAGAGCAGGTAACAGTAGCGGTAGAAATGCTGCTGTAAGTTGCGGTACCCAAGGAAACTGAAGTTTCCGTAACCAAGCCAACCATACGCAAAGGCAAGGTGGTGGTAACAGGAGTTGCTGATGGAGCCAAGACTGCGTTAGCAGAGTTTCCAGTGTTGGTGCTGCCAGTGTTGTTGATGGCTGACAGGTTAGTGCCAATCATCGCCATAGCGCCAGAAGAAACAGTAGTACCAGAACTGCAAACAACAGCCTTGAAAATAGCATCAGGATCATCATAAACATAGGCTTGGCAGTCACCGGCAGTGGTGCTTGCGGGCCAATATTGCGAGAACAACTTTTGCTTAGTCGTGGGGTTGGTGTAGGTACAGCCCAAGAAAATACCGACGGTCTGGTTTAGACTGCTGCCAGTAGAGACGGAAGCCCTTTGGAGGCGACCACGGGATAGAACAACGAAATCACCATAAAAGATGTCAGTCGCATAACCGTACTGGATGGGGTACATACGAGTAGAACCCGCAAATACTTGACCTCCGATTAGGTTCTGCGGCAACAGCCCATAAGGTGCTGATACAACAGGATAAGCCATTTAAGACTCCTTTAAAAGTTAAGAACCTTTGCCAAAGCTTGTCGAAGATTTGCTCTCTTTAAAAAGCGGCATCCTCGCGTCACTTTGACGCATTAAATTACTATCAACTGCTTCTGTTTGCGCTTGAGTTAACTTAGTAAAGTGAGTATCACGTTGCTGCATAAACTCTACCGGACATTTGCATAATAGTAACCCGCCAATCTCGATCTGACCGCTAAAGCGGCTGCCGGGATCAACTAGCAGTTTAAATTTTGGCTGCTCTTCTGAAGAAACGGGCTCCCAACCTTCACGGTATTTACCCGTAATGTTGCGCTGATCGTAATCATTCAAAGTAGAAACACGAACCCATCTGTACGCATAACCCGGCTCCTTTTCAGGCTCCGGTAGTAAGTCTGCTTGCTGCCACTGCTTAGGACGCTCAAGCACTACACGTTCTTCAAGTTCACGGGGTTTTCTGTTTTCAGCCATTTAAGACTCCAATTTGATTAACTCTTTAGCATATTGCTCGGGAGTTAGATTTAGTTTTTTAGCGATGTTGAGTTGACTTGTATTCAACCTAACGCGCTTTGATGATGTGCTGCGGTTGGCTGGAGCCACTACCGAGCTGGGTTTTGTGCCACGGCTTTCGCTGGGCTTTTCGTTCTCAAATTGCTCTGGGAACCGGTGGCGCATTGTTTCATCAATACGTCTGTAATACTCTTGTGAAGAAAGAACTACTCCTTCTTCTTTAAGTTGTTCATGCAAAGCCAAAGCCATGCCAGTCATCAACTTGTCGGCGCCAAACCAAGTATTCTGTTTCTGCCAAGCTACTGCTGAGTTATCAACAGGTACTCGTTCTGGTTGCCTTGTGGGCGTTTGTACCTCAAACTCTTCAGTTTGTAAAGGCGCTGGTCGGTAATTCTTAACTTTGTCGCGTTTTATTGACGCTTCAGTTAGTTTTTCCTGAGCTTCCATTACCTTTTCGGTGTCACCAGAGTCATAAGCCTCTCGATAAGCCCGCTTGGCTGCCTCAAGTTCCAAGTCAACTGCGCGTTGGATAGACGCAAGGACGTTCTTTTCGCTGTCATTTAGAGTGGATTTGAGGCGTTTGTTCTCCTCAACTACCCTTTTAACCAGCTCAACAGCCTCATCTTGCTCTCGTCTGGCGGCATCTTTTTCACGGCGCTCGTCATGCGCCAGCTTTTTCATCTGGATAAGCTTCTTCTTGACCTTGGTCGAGTAGTCTTCTAGCTCATCGTTATAGAGTTCTTCTCTAACCGCCTCTGGAAGTGGATCTTTATTGCGGTCTTCGACAGGAGTGTCGTCTTCGAATTCGAGTTCTATCTCGTCATCTACTTTGTCTTTTTCTGATTTTTCATCAGGGAATTTGTATTCTTCGTACATATCTGCTCCTTATTTGCGTTTTATGCCGCGAGGATCTTCCACTGTGCCTTCGACGTTATCGTCGTAAATCACTCGGAATTCGCGTCCATGAATTAGTAAACGTGTACCGGCATTTGGGCGAACCAAAATAAAGTCACCTTTTTTGCACCAAGGCCCACTAGGGAACTTAGTTTTGTCTGCATAGCAGTCTGGCCCCATATCAACAACGAATAAGACTGTGGTTAACAGCTCTTCGTATCGCATGGTTTCATCAGCCTTAACAAGGCCAATCTCGCTATCTTCAAACTCCGAATCTGCTTCTGGGATGGCGCACAGAATGCGATAGCCAGATGGCTGAGGGAGTTGCTTGGCTTTGTCTTCAGCCCCTTTGTGCAGTATTTGTGATAAATCTACTGCTTTTGTAAGATCAAGTTTTTCACTCGTCATCTTCATTTTTGTTGAGTCTTTCGTGTAGGTCTAGGATGAAGGAACGTGCAGTGAGAAGACCTTTAATCTCTCCGCACATTTTTTTGTACTCTGCAAAGTCATTGGCATTGCCGTCTGCCATGGCTTCTTGAAGTTGCAAAATCTTGTCATTGACCTTAGCGATCAAATGTTCTAGGTACTTATCAATCATTGATTAACCTTTCGTTGCGCCTCTCTTTGCACAGCTAGCTGGGCATTTGTTTTGGCGGCTTCTACTCCGAGGCGTAGGCGCTCCAAACCGGCGGATTGGTTTTGTGATTTGTCATGTTTTTGGGTATCCGCTTGGATACGCAACATGTCAACTTCTTTCTGGTTCGCAATACGAGTGGACTCGTTGGCGATTTGTGCTTGTCGGGCTTGAGCATCGGCCGCAGCCTTTTGCTCTTTGATGCCAACATCTTTTTCTTTGATAGCCAATTCCTTTTGCTGCATTTGAACAAGTGGATCTTGTGCCAACTGCTGGTTCTTTTGCTGGGCTGCCTCGGCCTTGTTCTCGTCGAGCAGCTGTTTGCTGGCCTGAGCAATAAGTTTTGAGAGCTCGTTCTCCACTTCTGCAGG